GGTCGTTTGCAAAATCAAACTTGTTGTTGATGATCTTCGCTCCCCGCCCCCCGCCGAGAATGCGGACACCATAGGTAGGGGACGGAACGGGGCCAGACCCGAAGGTAACCCCGTCGATGACGATGTCGCTACACAAGCGCTCATACCCGCTTTCGTAGGTCACTTCACACAGCCCGCCGCCCCCTGCCCACGCGCCTCCAGGGCGCGCGCTGCGATAGAACCGACCGCCCGACACATGGAGCGTCTTCGTGCCTGAAATGAATAACCGACCATCCGTTGATTCACAGTCGGGCTCGGAGATAAACACGTTACGGCAAGAATGGATGCCGATGGGGTCGTCGCCCATGCCGCGAATCTTCGGGCTGGTGATCCATAGCCCGTCTGTGGAGCCAAACCCAATCCCTTCGCCTGACTGCGAAAGGATGTCCTGGTTTGCGAGAATGGTTACGTTGTCAACTCGAACGTTTTCACGAGTGTTCGGGTTGCACCAGTTCCCGTTGTTGTATCCGCCAATGGGCCCACAATTCCCGTTCGCCGTAACGTCGAAAAATGACTCGTGAATCCTTCCGCCTGATGTGTTGATCGGGTTGATGAGTCGACCTACATTCGATGTCGCCGTGACAAAGAAATTACAACGCAGAGAGCCAGTCCACAGAACGGGGGTTCCCCCCTTGGATGTGACTCCTAGCAAAAAACCGTACTCAGGACCAGACGAGGTAGTCGTCGGGATCGCCCCGTCGAACCTGATGGTCAGCCCTGGGGCGTCGATCGAAGCGCCACCCCACATGAACAGATTACGAGACGCCACGCGCGCAGTCCCAGTGCCGATTAAGGTGTGGCCTCTCGTGGAAACCCATGTCAAGGCAGACTGAAGCGCCGCTCCGTCATCAGCAGTGCCATCCGCGACTAAACCGAACCATGCCGTCATCGCGGTGGGTTCGGAAAGGCGGCGGATCAAGCGACCAGTCGCCAGTGCGGTGAGCTTCAGGATCGTGCCGTCGTTGTCCGTTGCCGTGGAGGCGGCGTCCCAGTCGAAGACGCCACCGCCAGCGTCACCGAACGCCGAACGGCTCGTGATCCACACGGGTGTCGTCGGGGCTGAGCCGAGTGCCCTGGCCGCGGCAAAATCTGCCTGAATGTCGATGTTGGCAGAACCGCCGCCACCGCCAGTCGCAGCAATCGTAACGTCAACACGTTCGGAACCAGCGTTGTCCGCAGTCGTAATCGTGACATTGGAACCCTGAATGAAGTTGATTTCACGACGAGAACCAGTCAGTGTTCCCGCCCTGCTCACCCTTGTCCTCGCAACAGCATCAAGGTTCCCAGTCAAAGCATCAGACCCACCAGTCTGATGGTTGCCCTGATGGGTGGCAGCAGCAGCCCCAATCGACCCAGGGGTCGGATTCGGGGGCGTACCATGCGAATGGTCCGCACGGGCATACAGCGAAGCTGTACCCACGTTGGAGGACTGCCCTGCGGTCGTCTCGGACACAACAGTTGTGGCAGGCGAGTTAGCTGTAGCGCCAGCGGTAATGCCGTCAAGTTTTGTCTTGTCGGCACCAGACAAGAAACCTGCAACAGTCGTTGTCGCATTGGCGTGACCATGCGACGTGTCAGCCGCACCAATAGCGGCAGGGGTCGGCAAAGGTGGCGTGCCGTGAGTGTGGTCACCACGAGCAAAATCCGTCGAAGCGCCAGCGTTCGACGCCTGCGAATAAGAAGTCTCTGCGGTGACAGAAGAGGCAGGCGCATTGACGGTTGCTCCCGCTGCAACACCATCAAGCTTCGTCTTGTCCGCAGCAGACAGGAACCCTGCCGTGCTGGTGGTCGCGTTGCTGTGTCCATGCGCTGCATCAGCGGCACCGATCGCCGCAGCGGAAGGCAAGGCAGGGGTGCCGTGCGAGTGGTCCTCGCGTGCGTACTGGTCACCAACACCAACGGCAGCGGTCTGGCCGTACGTGGTTCCTGAGACAACTTCGTCAGCGGGCAAAGCCCCGCCACCGCCGCCACCCGACCCAAGGGTGGAGAAGTACACTTCGAGTTTGTCCATGCCTTCGACAATTACGTCGTCGGCCTCGCCAACTTCCGCCATGCGCTTGCGGAAATCGTTGATCCATTTACCAGAACCGTTGAACCATGCAGGCATCGGCTAGCCCCTTCTTGTCAGCTTGTCGAAACCGAACTCGTACCCTGCGACGCGCCAAGGAGCGGCCCCAGTGAACTTGACGGCCAAAGCGTTGGCGCGGCCACCTGGGTTTGAGCGCCCAACCGTCCACTTTTCTGTTGCGTCGGAAGCCGACCACAACGAAGAACCCCACACCGCAGAACCCCACACGGACGACGAATCGGCAGTCGCATCAGCAGCAAGAATTGCTGGCGAAGACACCTGATCCCAGCGCCAGTTGCGGCCCACCGTTGCAACCACCTGACCAGCATGAACAACATGGGTTCGTTTGAAGTTCTTCTGCGCGGCCTGTTCGCCACCATCCATCCAACCCGACCGAAACTCGGCCTGGATTGGAACAGACATGGACCCTTTCGCGTCAACGTTGCCAACCTCAAGGTCGGCAAGTTGCGCCACCCAGGGGGACGCCCAAAACTGCGAAGCACCATAAGGGGTCGCCTGGAAGGACGGGGATTCCACAATCCCCCACCAAGTGTCGTTAACGCTTCCGTTCGCAGCGACCTCGAAAGCTTCAGTCGTGCGATAGTCAGCCTGCGTCCAAACGCCCGTCAATGTGTCAAGCACAAGGCTCGACCTGTGCCCAAGGACATCCACAAGGCCAACCCAAATGCGGTTCCGCACACGAGCGACAGTTGTCGTCGTGGGGGCGACGGCCTTCTCTCGAAGAATCGACTGAAAAGGGTGGAACAGTTTCGTGTTCGGAGCGCCCGAGGGGCCAACCGCCCACAGGCCATACTCCGAATCAAACGCATACGTGATGTTGCTGTCCCGAGCGACAGCCCCACGCGCAACCGCCCCAGCGGCAGGCGAAACCGACACGTACTCAAAAATGCCTTCAGAACCCACGATGGCATAAGTGGAGTTCTTCTTGAACACCAACAGGCGGTCGCCGTGAGGCATCAACGCCGTGATGCCGTCACCATCTCGACCAGGGTCGATGTCAAGATAATTGTCGGTACCCCACATTTCGGGGGTGCCAGGCCACGAGAACCGCACGCGGTTCACGTTCCGTCCACCGACAGTCTCGGTCACATCCGCAACCCACACGCAGTCACGCCAAGCGGCAACAACACGAGCCTTTGGCATATTGCCAGTCGTTGGCGTCTGCGGGGAATCGTCGAAGTTGTTCGTCAACGCAACATGGCCCGAAGCCGTGGTTGCGTCGCCTGCCATTGATGGCGAATCGCCATGAACTGTGTAGAACTTCCCAGCAAACTGGATGGCGTCATACACAAGAGGCGGGTTGAGTGCCAAAACCACCGTAGAGGTAGTCGAGCCGTTTGTAGGGAACGACACCAAGGAGGGCACAGGAACCGCTGGAGGGGGCAACTGGGGCATTGCGTAGGTGAACGCCACCGCGCGGTCCGCGGTCGCCCCACCAACGAACGACTCGAACTTCCAGGCACGATCCGTCGACCTGACACTCGTTGTCACCGCAAGCAAACCGCGACGGGTGCGGATGCCCCCACGAGGGTCGATGTCCACATTCATCGCCACCGAAGACTGGGTAGCCTCAAGCTGCGCAGCCGACGACTCCAAGTCGAGGCCGCGGAAGTTCTCAACGCGGGCACGCAACGTTTGACGTTGCCCACCGCCCCGCTTGTACGGTGCAGGCTTAGGCAAAACCATTTACAGTTCCCCAGGGAACTTTGCAACAGGGCCAAGACCACTCATGGGCCGATATGACCCAAGCGTGATGTTCTCACCAGGGTCCACCCCCAAGGCGTCAACCGTCAGCGTCTCGGCCTTGCGAGAAAAGTCCGCCATGTGGTTGTATGCCGACTCCCAATCGGCGCGATACTGCGCCGCTTTTGCGAGGACATAGTCAAGGAGGGCTGGTTCCCATTCGTCAGGAAGGTCGGGCGCGCCGTTCGCTTCCTGCATCCAGTCTGTTGGCTGACGGTATCCATACACGGTGAACGTCTCAACGGCATCAGGCGTTGGGAACACAAGGATTTGCTTCTGCCAAATGGCGTAAGCCAAAGGGAGCCCCGTCACACCAACAGGGAAAGCCCTGCGAGCCGCATCAGGCGACTTGCGAACCATGCCGTGCCCACGCTTCGACGCGTGGCTGATGTCAGTGATGAGTCGCCACGGTTTCGTTCCTTCAGTCGGGAACGGGTACTGGTCGGTGCCAGGCGTCGTGGTCAGTGTTGTTTTTGCCTGGAAGTGGGGCCATTCCTTCTGCGACCGAAACACCTCAATGAAGCAAGCCTCAAGCCAGATTTTCACCAGGCCGTCCGTCAACTGGTCGTCCTGAGTGAACTCTTTCGCTGCTTGCGAAAATTGAGTCACTGTCTTCATTAGGCGACAGCCTTCTTCTTCGGCCTGCCGCTGCGCCCTGGCTTCCCGCCAAACCCCGCACGAGCGTTGCCGCTCAGCAACTCTTCGTCGGTCACTTCTGCTTCCAAAGGAATAATCGGGGACTCGACTTCAGGGTGACGCCAAACGTCAACCCATTCACCGTCAACCATTTTCCAACGAGTAGCCATCACTTGAAAGACGTTGTGGTGCTAAACGAAAAAGAGCCCCCGAAGGGGCTCTTTGACGTAGCTTGGCGAGAGAGGACCAAAGCTATTTTGAAGACTTGGGCTTCTCTGGTTCCTTCGGATCGACAAGCTTCTCTACGAACTCGTTCGTGAACTCATGGGATTTCTCCCACTGTTCCACGAAGTGCTCCGACTCCCAGGGCTTCAGCGCCACCTTAGATGGCCTGGTTCTTCACGACGGCATGTGCACGCCGCTCGTTGGTGATGAGGTTGCCCATGAAATAAATCTTCGCGTACTGGGCATCCTTGTCTGGCACCTTCACCAGTTCGTCCATCTCGAAGTTGCGCTTCGAGTGGGTCACGAACTTGAGGCGGTTGGTGTTCAGCCAGTAGGTTTCGCCACCACCAGTCAGGGCGGCGTTTGGTCGCTGAACCTGATACTTGTCGAAGATTAACGGGATCGACTTGAACGTCACGTTCATGAAACCACGGTCAGCCAACTTGGAGTCCACGAAGCGCTGATCGGGGGTCAGGGATGCCTCGTAGGCGTTGTAGATTTCACGGGTGGTATAGCCGAGGTCGGCACCTGACGAGAACAACTGTACCGAGGTGATGGCGTCACGCCATTGCGAAACCATCCTGGTTGCGCCAAGCGACCACGACTGGTTGGCAACAGTGGTGCCCTGCGAGTCAACAACAGTCGAACGCCAATAGGTGGCAGTGGCCCCGTTGATGTTGCCGATCGTGCCAGTGCTGTCCACGATGCCCTTGATGCCCATGGGGGCCTTGCCAGATGCGGCGGTGCCGTCGCCCACAAGCGCGGTGGCGAGGAGTTCCTGCAAGCCCTCTTCGGCTTGCTCCATCTTGCCCTTCCACAAGTTCGCAATGGCCTCAGGCGAGCCGTCATTGATCGCCAGTTCTCGACCGTTAATAACGATCGAGACATAGCCCTGCTTCCATGGGTAGGCCGCACGAGTGAAGCCTTCCTGTGGGGTGTTGTCCAGAGTGTCCCACCCGTCGTACCAGCCGACCGAAGTGGTCGAGGCGGTCATCAGGGGCTCTTGGATTTCGGTTCCACCGCGCACGTCGGTGTTGCCCTTCAGCACCAACTTGTCGAGAAGCGGGTGCTTGGCGAAGATGTTGTCGGTGTAGCCCTTCGTCATGATCTTTTCACGAGTCAGAGACACAAGGGCGGTAAGGTAATTCGGGTTAGACATTTCTGCCTACTTTCTGTTGAGTGCTATTTCTTGAGGATTACGTTCTCTGCTTGCGCAAGCCACTCACCCCAAGACAAGGAGTGGTCAATCGACTGCGTTGCAGGCCCACCACCACGAGAAGCGCCACCCACAAGGGCAGCCTCGCCTGCCGCCTTACGGCGACCATCGGTGGCAATTCGTTGAGAAACTTCCTTCATTTCAAGACTCATAAACTTGGCCGCTTGGCCCAAGTCGTAAACCTTGTTTGTCGCAGCCCAAGAGATGAGTTCATCGGGCGAAACACCAAGATTAAACTCGGCTACCGCACGACCCGCATCGTTCTGTGCGCGGCGCTCAGCAACAGTCATCTGTTGCTCGTACCGCAACTGCTCCAACTCCTGACGAAGTTCGATCAACGCTCGCTCTGTGGGGTCAACCCATTCACCATCATCTTCAACGGGAGCGGCCCGTTGGCTCAACAACTGAAACTGTGCCTGCAAGGTTGCACGTTCCGCCTCAAGTTCACGCCGAGCTTCGGCAATCTCCTGAGTCTTCTTCGTGTAGTCGCTCTGCCGCAGATAGCCCTTGTAGGCTTCCTGCTCGTCAACCTCCGCCTCTTCTGAGGTTTCGGTTTCCGTGGCCTGATCCTGCGCCTCGGCTTCCGAACCCGTGTCCTCCAAGAGGGTGGTCAGATCGAGGTCATCAAACATCGACATTCAATTGTCCTTCTGGTGAATCGCAATCCCGCCTTGTTGCGGGGTGTTGCACTCATAAGAAAGACGGAACGGTGCTAAGCGGCCGTCTGTCCACGCATCATCTGCCCCAACTCGGGCGCTACTCCCGCCTGAGCATCCTCTTGAGGCGAAGGCATAGGCAGGTTTGCAGGAGTCCCGCCTGGGGCTGACTGTCCAGGCATTTGCGGCATCGGGCCACCCTCCATGCCAGGAGGCATAGGAGGCGCAGGAGGAAGCACATACTTTTCCACATCCTTCACATCGAACGTTTCAAGAACCTTCGCCAAGAAGGCAGGGACGTTGATTGGGCCACCAGGCACAAGCATCGGCCCCATCACCTGCATCAGTTGCAACCAATCCTGGCGGGTTTGCATGTCGTTGCGAGGACGAGTAGACCCAGCAACAACCCCGAAGTCGAACTCGCCTGCAATGTCGTCAGGCGTGAAGTCAAACCAGACAGACCCCTGCTCGCCTGTGATGCGAACCTCGGTCTCGTCGGTGAGGAACTGCTGACACATCATGAGCACGCGCTTGCCAACCTCAGAAACGAACCGCTCGAACCCGTCGAGCTTCATGGCGGCACGAGAAGACTGCGACTCTTGAATGAGGGAAGCTTCGGTCGCCGTGCGCTGCGACTTGGGAGCCATGCCTCGCGAATACTCCGAGACGCCAGTGACCTGAACGATGTCACCTTGAATGACCTGGGTCATGTCAAACAACTGCGAAGGGATGTTCGCTGCTTGCAGCGGGGCCATTGCCTGGTCGAACTCGTAGCCATCCTTCACTGGGATCATCCCACCGATACGCCCCGTCTCCAGGGCTTCCACGCCATCGGGCGTGAACGCTTCAGGGTGGTACATATTGCGGGGCACAAGGAATGCTCGGCTCTCAGCCATCTGCGTACGGGTCAGGTTCAGTTCGTCCTGAAGCCCGCGGATCGACTCAATCTCCCCCATCGGGTAGAAGCGGTCGGGCACCACGTAGTTCATGTAAGGAACGAACGGGTGCAGGAACGTGTATGGCACACCGCGAGGGGCGATCAAAGGCTCGTCCACGCCTTCGGCAAACAGGAACCATTCAGACTTGGCTATATCCCAAAACTCCCACAGCGTGGCAAGGTTCGTGTCGGCACCAAAGTCGTGAGGCTCACGCTCATCAGCGTTCGCTGGTCGCCCTGAAGCGACAACCTTCTTGCGAGGCCCCGCCTTGTAGGCTCGATCCTCGTGCACCTCATCAAGGTCACGTCGGATGCGGTGGGCAATCCAACGCACATCACTCATGCATGTGGCGTACGGATCGACATAAATGTCGAACGGGCTCACGCGGTCAACGATCGGACCTTCGGTCACCTTCCCCTTTTTATACGGGGACATCTTCAGGGCTTCCTGCTCAGGATCACCAAAGTTGTCGGTTGGGTCAAGATCAACTGCGGCGACACGGCCCGCAATCTCATTCTCAACTTCAGATTCAGTCATCTCCACTGGACCCTCAATGGTTTCCCAGCGGACCTTCGCCCAACCCAGGCCATACACGAGACCGTCCATCGCCGCCATAGCGGTTGGTTGACGGAAGCCCCTGGTGGACCAGAAGTAGTTCAAAACCTTCTCGGCAATGACCGCCTGGTCTTCCTCGTGGGAACGCTTCGCCTCCACGGTAAACTTCGGGTTCTGCAAAGTTACAGACGGAACGATCACGTCAACAATCGACTTGGCGATGTTGATGACAACGCGGTCAAGTTCAGACAGGGCATCCCCGAAATGGTCACCCATGTACAGGCGGCGCATCTCTTCCCACAGGCCGTCGTAGCCCTGGCTACGGCGAAGCGTCACCGCACGAGTACACAACCCGTTGGCACGCTTCACCTTTTCGTATGCGCTCATCCGTGCCATTTACACCCATGCTTTCGAGACGTTGACAAAATCTTTCGGGTCGCGCCCAGCCTGCGCGCAGTCACGCAAATGCTCGGCCCGCCTCGAATCCAAAGTGGTGTTGTGGAACACCTCACGGCCACCCATGTACGAGAAGCCAGGATTTTCTGAACCGTACGAACGCTTCACTGCCCCGCCACACTCGCCACACGTAGGGTCGGCGTCGTGGTAGCCCCGCTGGTGCTCGAACAGGCCGTGGTCTTCACACTTGTACACGTAAGTTGCCATCACTTGAAAGACCTAGCGGTGCTTGCCCAAGTACCCACCAAGACGAAACCCCTGCTGTACGGGCTTCGAGTTCGTCTTCACGTATTGCTCCCACTTTTCATGAGTCATCGGACCATTCCAAAAGTCAGTCGAAACTTTCCCGTGGGTCAAATGCACCTGGGTGCGGGCAATGTTCGCCAGCGCCAAGGCGATCACCTGATCGTCGTGCGGGGAACCTTCGGTCGATTCCTTGCCAGTTTGCGAGATAACGCGGCGGAACCGCTTCATCTCGTCCAGGATGTCCTTGTCGTTGATGACGATCTGCTTGTCTCGCAGTTTGGCGACAAGCTCGGACAACATGATCGGCTTCGAGCGGGCATTCTGATGCCAGCCAAGCCGTTCCTTCGCTTCAAGTTTCCCTCGGTCAACCTGCTGATCCTTCATCAGGTTCGTGTAACCAACACGCACCAACGCCGCCAGCGTCGTGCCGCCGTAGCCTTGGGCCTCAACAAGCTGCAACGCCGAGTTGTACCACCAGCCAAGTGGGGCCAGAATCTCCGTCCCGAACCTGTCGGCGTCAATCTGT